AGCGAATAGCTTGTACTGGTTACTAGCAATGCCCATGCCATACTGGTTGGTGCCGTCGTCGTAGAGCGCGAAGACCTTATTGGAAACAAGTGCGCCAAGAGAAAGACGAGCATTAGGCGAACTCGTACCAATCCCGACGTTGCCGCTGCTGTCGATATACATCCGCGTTGCAGAGTTGGTTACATCAAAGAATGAAAGACCAGCATTACTTGCCCCAGCAAGACCGCCAATGATGTCAAAGTTGCCGCCGCCAGAACCAGTGTTCTGCAGACGCACTCGATTGGTCGATTGATCCGCGAAAGAAACGTGGAGACCGACCTGTGGTGCGCTCGTCCCAATCCCGACAAAACCCGCGCTGGTGACGCGCACGCGTTCTGTAGGCGCGGCGTCACCAGACCGCACAAGAAAACGAAGGTTAGCGCCTATGTAGTTTGCATCGTCGGGGAAGAAACCTATCGAACCAATGTTTTTAACAGTGCCGACTGTGTCCGTGCCTTGGAAAAGCGCCGAAGAGGATTTGGTGGTATTGTTTCCTGTATTACTGTTGCGTAGTATAACGGGAGTAGCACCCGCAGCGGTGTCTTCGCGGGCAAGCACAATACCAACTACATCCAACTTCTGCGCTGGCGAAGCCGTACCAATCCCGACGTTGCCGCTGCTGTCGATCTGCATACGTTCTGTGCCACCTGTGTAAAACAAGTGAGCGGTAGGCAGCATGCTATATAAAAGCTGGGCGGTGCCGCTACCCGTGGTTTGGTAGAAGCGGAAGCTGGTAGTCGCGCCGTTGTAAAGGTTATAGAGATCGGTTTCTGCGCCACCGCCGCTAAAGTTCCACTGTGCCTTAAAACCACCCGCAGCATTTGCGTTTGGATGCGTCTGGCGGTTCTCAGACCCCCCCATCAGGCCACCATAAACTTCAAGACGCGTTTGGGGGGTGCTTGTCGCAATCCCCACGTTGCCGCTGGTATCAACACGCATACGTTCTACGCTGGATGTAGTAAGCCTTATATCAGCACCGCCAAGCGTCATTGGCTGGTATGAGGCAGCGCCCGTGTTATCGACGCCTTCAATGATGCCGCCGTTAGCATCAGCCCCAAGACGAATACCCTTTGTTGACCCACTGATTACGGCAATAGGGTTAGTATTAGACGCTGCCGAAACTACTAGCTTGTAACCCGGTGAACTCGTACCAATCCCGACGTTACCCGTATTGAAGTAAAAGGCTGATGCGGCAAACTCCAACGGAGCGATGGCGGTGTTAGCAGCGTTTACCCCATACATTGATCCGCCTGTTGCAAGACTAATTGGGCCACGGAAGAGGATGCTGTCGTTCGTCCCAGCTACTACTTGCAGCAGCCCTTGCGGTGCGCTCGTACCGATCCCAACATTGCCGGAGGTACTAAGCCGTATGCGTTCTGAACCCCCCGTGTAGAACGTCATGGGAACATAAGCGGCGGCTCCGCGAGTACCAGACGAAATGCGTGCGTCGTTACCGCCAACTATATCTAGACCTATATTTTGGCCGGTAACGATGGCGGGGTCGCTTTCAATTTTTAAGCCTGCTGTGGTGCTAGTGCCATTCGGGATAATATGGACGTTAGTGTTTGTGTTTGCTGTAGTGGTCTGGAACGCAAGCCGGTTGGCTACCGTCGCGTTTGACATATCGCCAAGAATGCGCTGCCCAGTGCCGCTAAACCGCAGGTCACCTGTAGCAATATCCAGCTTGCTGGCAGGTGCAGTCGTGCCAATACCTACATTCCCCGACGCATCTTCATTAATCGACTTCTCAGCCGGGTATGTAACGAAGACGTCCTTGGTGCCCGTGGAGAAGTCAACCAGAGAGCCGCTGTTGCTGGATGCAAGCACCGTGGTACGCGCAAGGGTCGGGCCGGTAGACGAATAAGTACCGAGGCCGACTTCCCATTGGGAGCCAGCATTGATCGTGTAATAGGTCGTGTTGCCATTGCCGACCACCGAGAAGTTTTGATACCCGGTCGGTGCGGTCCCGCTTAGCGTTACCGTGCCAGTACCAGTCGTAGTGGTGGTGTCGCGGACGCGATCAGCGAGAACAAGAGCCATTAGTTTTCCTTACGCGATACGAATAATGGCCGTCGTGTTTGTGGCCGTTGGGAAGATGATCGTAAAATCACCGTTCGTCGAGGTCTTGTCCGACCCGAAGTCCAGCGCAGCCACAGCCGCATTGGTCAGCGTGGTGTTGGCGTTCGAGTTGGCCGAAGGAGTTGTGTTGTAGATAAGCGCACCGCGAGCCGTGATGGTCGCGTTGGCGAAGGTAAGGTCGGAAAAGTCGGTGAAGCCTGTACCCGTCGAAGAGTTGTTGTTCGACGTAACAACACCAAGATTGGTCAGCGTGCCGCCACCAGCGGTGTAGTTCGTGCCCGAAGACGAAACTTCGTTCGATGAGCTATATGCCGTGGTGTTCGCGTCAAGCGAAGCCGACGAGGTGTAGAGAGCGAGCTTGAAGGTGTCACCACCTGTTGCCCGGAAATCGTGCACGGCCAGCATAAGCTCGGCCTTGAACGACGTGGTCATTGCTTGAGTAATTGCCATTTCGTGGCCTCCTTATGCGTCGAGGATCGGGATCAACTCTGGATGACCCGCCTGATTGAATTTATTAACCAGAGTTACATTATGGGACCGCACAGCCTCGTGCATATAATAGATCAGCACCTGACGGATGCTGTCCTTGAAGGCTTCGGCCTGATCGCGGATAGCAGGGTGTGCCTGACTGCCCACGTAAATGATTTTGTCGAGAGCGCGCTCAGCAGTTTCCTCAGGCGTGAAACCACGGCCTTCGGTCGTCATGACCATCACATTCCCGACATCGTTTAAACCGTTAAACATATTACCTCACCGGGTAGCGGACTTGGCCGCTACGATACATATCCTGACGGTTCTTACCGTCACCAAGTTGTTTGAGTAGACCCATCGCCTCTTCATACCGTTTTTGATATCCAGCAATGATATCAGGCTCACCCTTCATGAAGGTATAGGCTTCTAGCAACGCCCCGTAAAGCAGCGCGCTATCGAAGTTATCGCCTAACCATGACGTACCCGCTTCCACAATCGAAGGCGGGTAATAGAAGTAGTGGAGTTCAACTTCGTAATCGTCGTCTGGCGTCGGGCCAAGAATGTACGAGTTCTCGTCGAAATAGGCATAGCAATACGGTAAACCCTGATCGTTAGGGTTGGGATACGCCTGCCGAATGAAGTTCACATCCTTGTTCAGCAGGTACTCGTAGTTCCCATCGCCGTCGATCACAGCCATAGAGAAGTTAGCCAGCCAATCCGAGGGTACCGAGAGGTACTTGTTCCCAGCCGTCATGTTGCCGGTCACGTTTTTGCGCAGGTCCAGAAGCTGGACCGTGTTAAAGATGCGCTGCTCAGCCTGTTCGATAAACGTGTTGATCTGCTCGGTAGACGTCAAAGTCACCGAAGTGGAGCCGTCAGAGCCGGTCCATGATGTGTTGGGGAAGTCGTTTTCGACGTACCCCTTGATCGTCTCGAACAGTTGAGCGTAGTTCATCAGCCCATCTTCTTGCTGTGCCCGGTACCCTTAGTCGCTGCACCCGTGCCACGGGTCTTTTGCGTTTGGGTATTGGCGATCTTATTGGGATAGCCGTTGTTACCGAGATTGGGTTGTGTGTAATCCATAGGCTGCTTCGCACGCGAAGGAAGCGGATTCTCGCTGCCGCTGATGAACGGCCAGCCTTCATTTTCTTTAGCCATTTTTATTGACCTTCCCCATATCCTTCTTCGGCTTGCTGCCGCTCTTCTGGTTCGCAATCTTCGCGAGATTACGGCCCATTGCTAGCATCTGCTTGTTTGTCTTGCCACCTTTAGCCATTTTATTCCTCCGTCTGAATAGTTACGGTGCCTACGCTACCTTGCGCTATTAGCACATTTACAAGGCCGGACAAACCCAAAGGATTGTTTAGGCCAACAGGGTTCCATCCCCACTGGATTACACGGCTACCACCTGATGGTCCACCGAACGCCAGCACGTTATCGTTGGGTACTTCGCCCTGCGTTTCTTCTTGTAGCCCGGTCAGACCTGCTTGGTAATATGTCGTATCCGGACGTGGGTTGCGCAGCGCTTGGGGGTCATCAACCGGGTACATACCAAGTTGAAGCTGCGGCTGATCTGGTTCCCAGCATGACGGGCACACAAGGATATTGACGTTCTTCGTCTTGATGACGAGACGCCGAAGCTGCTTGAGCTTGTAACGGAACCCACAGCGGTCACACTGTGAAATTGCCCATTTACCGGAGGCAAACCTATTGGGCATTGCGTCTCCTTAATAGAACATCTGGCGCGGTGCGATGCGCAACGCAGCCTTTTCGCGGTCTTCATCGGCAGCTTGCTGCCACAGTTCTTCGTAATCAGCCTTAAGCATCGCAGTGCGTTCCATAGCACCGGGAATTTTCTTCGATAGATGATAGGCCAAACCAGCTACCATGCACGGCAAGAAGCGGAACGGAATGTCCTGCGTCGTCATACCAGTACCAGCATCCTGAATACGGCGAAGCCGCCAGTAGACGAAGGTGTAATAATTGGACTGCTCTGGGGCAGGCCAGACGTTGATGTTCGGATAAGCCACGCCATCTACCGGGTAGTTCGCGCCTGACTGGCGGTTGATCCACACTTGGATGGGGCGTCCCTGAGCGTTCTTGTTTGGGATCGTCGAGTATGTATCTACGCTGATACGGGTAATGTTTATATCCGTCTGGCCTTGGCCAGTCTGCGTACGAATCACGTGATCCAACAAGTCGATGGTATCCGCAGGTAGGTCATAGGTGATTTGACCTTGCACCATGGCGATCTGCCCCTGCTCAATGGTCCACAAGTTAATGCCACGGTTTGCCCACTCGATGGTGAGCAAGTTCAGGCTACGCCGCGCCGTACGCAGGTCATAGCCTGTCCGAAGCTCGGCACCGCAGCGCTCGAACGCTTCCTCAACAAGTTCGTTAAGGTTTAGGTTAAATGCTGTAGTGCCGGATGTGGTCATCTAAATCTCGCTGTCTTCTTGGCGATGGTCTTGGGTTGCTTGACGAACTGCTTGCCCGCCTTTGTGCCCTCACGCTTCGCCTTGGTTGTAGCAGCATATTCAGAAGATGTCAGCGCCTGACGTGCCTTCTTCGGAAGGTATCGTTCGCCAGTCGCTTTCGCCCCCTGTGTGGATGGCTTGCCTGACTTGGTTCCCCAATCTTCTTTGGTCCACTTGGACAAGGATTTCTGCGCTTCTGTCTTTGGGCCGCTGTAGCTGCCACCTGACTTCTTATATCGCTGGGTAGCAAGCTGGGCTTTACGGGCGGACCATTGACCTGCGTTTCCACCCTTGGTGCCAGCTTTTACACTAGCAACAATGCGCTTCCACTTAGGTTCGTCCGACCGTGCCATTACTTCTTCTTAAAGCCTTTCAGCATCTGCGCGAACCGTGCGCGTTGGCCTAGCTTACCGGGAGCCTTAGCGGCTTTGGCGAGCTTTCCTGCTGGGATTTTCTTTCCCTCAGGAGTGCCAAGCTGCGCACGGAGTGCGCCGGGCTTTTTGATCGCTTTGGAGATGTCAAGCTTCGCTTTACCCCCCTTTGCGTACATCGAGACATCATCAGGATTGTCCTTCCGTTTGATCGTCTTCTTACCCGGCATTTTGGATGGGTTCATCGCCCCCATGCCCCGACAAGCGCGCATTAGACCATCTTGCCCTTGGTCTTGCCTTTCTTGGCAATACCATCAGCCGACTTATGGCCACCGACGAGACCACCTGAAGCGTAGCATTTGCCGCCACCGGCCTTCTTGACCATGGCACGACCCTTGGTGTCAGCAGACTTCTTTACCATTGCAGCGCCAAACTTGGGTGCCATCTTAACCTTGTCACCTTTAGC